ATAAAAATCCAAGCGATAAAGTCATAACAATAAAACAGATCAATCAACTATTACAACACCTAGTTAAACTGCCTTACAAGGACTCAGCAATGGTTATACAAACTCTTACAACTCTCAAGGACATCAACACAACCAATGCCGGTATCAATACAATTAATAAAACAATCAACAGAGTTACTACTAATACTATTACAAAGGATAAAACATAGATGAGAGGCAGTAAGCAAGTATGCGTAAGAATAGCTTAACATATCAAACGATACTCAATTTATATTTGGGAATGGATAATCACAGCCGAAGCATAAGGTCGCTTCATCGATTATTACATCACAAATACAAGCAGAAGATTGAGTCTAAATCTATTTCAATACCACACTTAAATACAATGTGGAATTGGGCAAACAAAAACAATTGGAAACAGTTGGCCCAAAATCAGCAACTTGAAATAGATAGGAAAGTTAATCAACGCATTGTTAATAAACAAATAACATCAGAAGAAAAGTTCCAAAGCATTATGCAAGACTTACAAGAGGTAAGCTATTTAACTCTGAAGAAGATTGTTGCAACACTAAAGCAAAACTTACTAAAGCCAATTGAAACAGCAAGTGAGTTGAAGGCATTATGCAACTCTGTTACTGATGTATTGAAACAGTTCTCTGTATTATCCGGCGGAGTTAGTTCAAGATCAGAAAGCATAAGTCATAACTTAACAAATGAAAAACAAATACGAGAACAGATACTTAAACTGATTAGTTCATTAGCAACTGAAGATGGAATATCAATAAAGGAATTAGATAAATCAAACAAAGATAAACTTAACTAACAAACAATAGACTCAACAGTAATTGAATATGAAATCACTTAACTTAATTCCTGGATCTATAATAATCTTAGGCCCAAAAAAAATAGTTTTTACCCCCACCCCCCCAAATAGAAATCTCTAACATCCATAATTGGCACATATACCATAATGATTAACTGAGGGAGAGAGGGGCATACATGAACACCTAGTGCCGTGATGGGCTAGGGTAACTCGCTGAAAAGGAGGTATATCATGAATCAGCTAGTCAAATACAGCATTCCGAGTCCTTTGAGGAACATGTTTCTCGGATTTGAGGATGCATTCAACATGCTTGACAATTATTCAAGCAAGTCGGACTATCCGCCCTACAACATAGAGAGGGTTGAGGACGACAAATACACACTCGAATTGGCAGTGGCGGGCTTCAAGAAAGCGGACATTAAGCTGTCCGTGGAGAAGAATGTCCTCAAGATCGAGGGAGAGTCAAGCAAGAAGGAAGCCGACTACATCCACAAGGGATTGGCTTCAAGGAAGTTCTTCAGGGCTTTTCACCTATCCAGACACATGGAGGTGGACAAGGCCAAGATGGAGGACGGAATCCTAAGAATTGATTTGGCAAGGAATGTTCCCGAAGAGGAAAAGCCGAAGCAAATCAAGATAGGCTAAAAAAAAGAAATGCCTGGAATATCAAGCAACGTCACGGAGAAGGTCGCCAAGCTGGAAATGCTTGTCGAGAAGCTGAAGGAAGTCGAATCCAAGAACAAGGCAAGAGACACCCTTCTAGGCTACGCAAAATATCAGATGGAGGGATACTTGTCTCCCCCGCACATCAGGCTCCTGGCACATAAGCTGGAGGATGTGGAGAGAGGGAATATCAAGAGACTCGCCATCTTCATGCCGCCGAGGCACGGAAAGTCCATTCTGTCTTCAGAGTTCTTTCCCGCTTGGTATCTTGGCAGGAATCCGAAGAAGTTCATCATTTGTTCCACCTACGGGCAGGAACTGGCGGACGACTTCGGAAGAAAAGTCAGAAATCAATTGCAGGATCCACGCTACCAGGAACTCTTTCCTGACGTGGGATTGGCAACCGACTCCTCAAGCATGAGGCGGTTCAACACGTCACAGGGAGGGGTTTACTATGCGGTTGGTGCCGGTTCTGCCATTACTGGTCGTGGTGCTCACCTCTTGCTCATTGATGACCCAATTAAAGGAAGAGAAGATGCGGACAGTGAAGCAATGCGTTCCAACCTTCTCGACTGGTACAGATCGACAGCATATACTCGTCTCATGCCCGGTGGAAGCGTGGTTCTCATCCAGACACGATGGCACGAAGACGACCTCGCAGGATGGGTTCTGAAAGAGACCGAACACGAAGGATGGGAAGTAATAGAGTTTCCAGCAGTGCTGGATAAGAGGGCAGCCAAACTTCTGAAAAGGAAGGAAGGTCAAGCTCTGTGGAACGAAGCCTACCCCCTTTCTCGTTTAAACGAGATCAAGAAAACGCTAGGTTCAAGGGAGTGGGCTTCACTCTACGCCCAGAAGCCTTCCGTTGAGGAGGGCAACATCATCAAGAGATGGTGGTGGAAAACATGGAAGAAGGATAAGCCGCCTCAGTGCGACTACATCCTACAATCATGGGATACGGCTTACACGACAAACAAGACATCGGATTTCTCCGCATGTACAACGTGGGGCATATTCACGGATGACAACGGGCAGTCCAACGCCATTCTGCTGGGTGCACGAAGAGACCGATGGGAGTTTCCCGAACTGAAGAATGTTGCGGTGGAGCTTTACCAGCAGTTCAATCCCGACCTCGTGATTATCGAGTCGAAGGCAAGTGGATGGTCGCTTGTGCAGGAACTGTCAAGAATGGGAATACCGATTACGCCTTTCAATCCGAATAAGCAGGATAAGAGGTCAAGAGTTCATTCCATTACTCCGATTATGGAAAATGGAAAAATATGGGCACCGGACAAGGACTGGGCGGAAGATGTCATATCGCAATGTGCATCGTTCCCCAATTCCAAGAATGATGACTTGGTGGATTCAACGTCACAGGCTTTGCTGCGACTGCGGCAGGGTTGGTTCGTTAATCACCATCAAGACTATGTGCCTCAACAGAAAACAGGTTCAACAGGGAGTTACTGGTCATGGAAGAAGTAAAAAAATAAAATGCAAAAAGAAACTTTTGATAAACTTTTAGAATCAGTAAAAAAACACGAAGGGTATAAAAACAAGGTATACCTCGATACATTGAACAAAAGAACCGTTGGGGTCGGCCACCTATGCGTGGAAGATTTCTGGGAAGATGGTAAAGAATACGAAGAAAAGTTTTTAATGGATATACTGCAAAAAGATTTACAAGGTTCTATTGATGGTGCAGAAGATTTAATTAATAATTGTCCTTCTGGTGGAAAGGCAAATATAAGTGATGATGCAAAAATTATAATCATAGAAATGGTTTTTCAATTAGGAAAAACAGGGGTATCAAAGTTCCGCAATATGTGGAAGGCCCTTCAACAAAATCCACCACAGTATTCTGTGGCGGCTATCGAAATGCTTGATTCACGTTGGGCAAAGCAAACACCGAATAGAGCAAAAGAAATGAGTAAAATTATGGGAGGAATAGTATAATGGTTAAAGAATATGTAATGTATGAAAAGGGAAAAAAACTTTTTAAAGACGAACCGAGAACAAGAAAATATAAAAAAAAGAATGTGCCAAAATTAAAATATATTGAATCAAAGGATATTAAATCAGGTTTTAAAACTAAAACTGACAGAGATAGAAGAAAAAAAGCCTATGTTACAGGAGCTAAGAAAGAAAATCCAAGATTAAAAAAAGAGTGGATTAGCAGAAGATTTGATGAAATGTCTCTTAGAGGCTGGAAACCGGGAGATGCAAAAGGTGGACATAGTACAGCTAAATCCAAAGGCGGTATGGTCAGAGGCTACTCTACAGGAGGCTCTGTGTCTCGTGGACAATATCCGGCACAAACTAGGAAAGTAAAATTCAAGGGGGTATTCTAGTGGCAGATTCTAAAAAAAGTGTTGGTTTAAGAACTAGAAAAGATATAGGTAAAAAAGGATTTCATATCCAACTTTATCCTAGAACAAAACCTTTGACAGTAACAGCTAAACATAAATTAGAAAAAAATTGGATACCAGAAGATAAACGAGGATTTAGACTTATTAGTCCAGAACCTATTCGTGAAGAAAAACGTAGAGGAACATTAAAAAGAAAAGTTAAAAGAATAAAGAAAAAAGCAAAAAACATAGCAAAGAAATACTTTAAAGGAATATTTTAAATGGCAAGACAAAGAAACGAACCAGTCAGCCAAGTTGCTGTTGAAGAGGTTGAAGTAGTCATAGGCAATGAGCCTATTGAAGAAGTTCAACAATCAGAAAACTTAGCTGAAGACATTGATGATGAGG